GACCATCCACTTTCAGGGATAAGCATATTTTGTACTACTGCTGAAGGATGTATTTGTGTAATTTGACCAGGCAATAATACTGACATTTTAGCATTTAAGAAATCAATATGACCGCTCCAATTAGGAGCAATTACTGGTTTTTGGCTAATTGATGCTTCAATAAGCGGACGACCATATCCTTCACCTTTAGTGAATGTAACGTGTGCTTTTACTTTAGGATGATTGTATAATTCATTTACTTCTCCATCTGTCAATTCACCGTGTAGTAGATAAATGTTTGGTAAATCTTTATCACCTACAGCTTCACGAATTCTATTGATTTTATCAATAATTTCTTCTCTATCCATAATTGAATAGGTTGCAGAAGATGTTTTCATAATAAGGCCTGGTTTTTTACCTTTGCCTTTAAATGTTTCAAGGAATGTTTTAACTAACATACCTGTATCTTTTCTATCTTGTCCTAGTTCACCTTGCAACCAGTGACCAACGTATAGGAAATTGAATTCTTCATTAACAGTATCTAATATTTTCCATACTTCACTGTCACTAATAGCATCTATCTTTTCATAGATATTAGTGTTAACACCTTCAAATAATACTTCTACTGGTTTTGCTAATTTAATTTCTCCTACTACTTGGTTGTTTTGATTACGATCACGCTGTTCAAATACAGATCCTTCAAACACCCTTTTAGCATGTTCAGATGATACTAATGTTAAATTCATTCTATTAACACCTTCAATCCATTCAGGAGCACATACTGTTGTTTCAATACCTGCTGTAATACCAATATTATATTTTCCTACTGGTTGGAATTCATTTGGTACTGTAATTTGAATCCATACATCTGGTTGGCGCGGTAATTGGGGTTGTTGTAAAAAACAATCCAAAATTTGTTTATGTTCATGGTTATCTTTTTGTAAAAATCCAAAAGGTGTATTACCCCATCTTTGTGGAATAATTTTTACCTCATATTTATCTGCTTTTAAAAGCGCTTTTACAATATCTCTTGAGCGAGCACCGTAACCAGAATACGTGTCAATAGGACAACTTACTACTATTAATTGTTTCATATTATTTTGCGATAACGTGTTTAACGAAATGTTTTGGTTGTTTACGAGTTTCTATTTGAATTAATTCAAATTTATGACGAGGAGTCCATTTAGTGAAGGTTTCATCAATTCCATCAATAACATTTTTACACATGTTTGTTGCTGACATCATTGATTCATCTGATGTAACCCATTTATAAGCAGCTTTACCCTGATCTTCAAACACATCAGGAGTTTCAGTTTTAACTGCATATGCATTTTTAATCTGAGCTGCAATATCAAACGGTTCAGCTCTATCATCAAAGATATAAGGTGTAGGTACTGATCCAACTAATGATAAATTAGATGGGAATACTGGGTAGGCCCATTTGCCATGTTTTTTATATTTACCTCTATGGTTTGATCCGAATTCTTCAGTAAATTTAACCCATTCACCATTTTCATCTTCAAAACGCATTTGGTCTTGCATACCACCGGTTACTGTAGCAATAATTGGTTTACCACACATCATTGCTTCTGTTAATGACAATCCCCAACCTTCATTACTACTAATTAATGCTGTAACGTCTGTAGAATTATATAATAAATTCATTACATTCGATGGGTATTTGTTTTGATCGAATATAATATTATATTCTTCATTTCCAAATAACATTTCTTTTACAGCTTGAAGATCAGTTCCGTTTTCATCTACTACTTGAGTATGTAAAACGAAAGCACATTTTAATTTTTTATCCTTAGGTAATTCATCCATGAATATCTTCCAAGCTAACATCAAATCAGGAACTGATTTACGGCGAATATTTCTAGCATTGTAGTGTAATACAAAGTCGTATTCTTTTCCACTGAATAATTGCTTTTTAAATTCTTGTAATGTTAAATATTCAGGGTGTTCTTTAGTAATAGGGAAGAACATACCTTCATTAATTCCATGGGGAACATATTTAATTACTCTTTCAGCAGACAATTCTGCTCCTAATACTGAGCGATTGATGTTTTCTGTTTGCTTACTGATTGCAAGTAAAGCATCACATGATTCATAAAATGATTTATTATACATTGGGTAAGGTAAGTCATCCCAAATATTTAAATAAATAATAGGTAGTGTTTTTCTAATTTCATGTTCCATTTGAAATAACCAAACCCAATACCTTGGATCAGTAAACATCATTAATGCATCTGGTTTTTCATAATCTATCATTTGTTTTAGAAACATTTGATCGCCATAGCCATTAATTGGATATAAGGTAACGCTAGCATCAGTAATACCAGCATGTTTGTTGGTATCATCATTTAAATCAAGGCGTCTACCTTGTTCTGGGTGATTAATAGCTCCACCAATGTTAACCCAATTGTAATGATGTGCTGTACCTACTACGATTTCACGAGCCATTGTTGAAATACCAGAAGTCATTCTGATATCATCGCATAACAATAAGATTTTCTTACGTTTTGATTGTTCGATATAACCTTCTTTCATTTAGTTGTTTTTAAATACTTCCTGTAAATTGTGTGTCTAATTGATTGTGGAGATTTTTTCTGAATTCTTCATTTGTTAAGTATAGGTACATGCTGCGTTCTGTTAATTTCTGAACACTGAACTTATATTTAACACATGCAATTTTGAATTGTTCAAATAAATCTTCAGGAATCTTCACGGATGTTAATTGCATTTTTGCCATATATTATATTTTGATATAAATATATACAGGAATCAAGAAACAGCGGTTTTGTTGCAGAGCTCTGGTTTGTCTCTGTAAGGGCACCATTTGCAGCTACTTTCACCTATATTTTTAATATACGACTTTATTATTGGTTTTCCACTTTCATCAAAGCATTCTTTAATAAAAGCATTAAAATTATCTACTGCTTGTTTTCTTTTTGTTTTTCCACTAGCGGGTTTGAAGGATTGAACCCTGGGAATTGCGTATTCAGAGTTTTCCCAAATTTTTCGTTTAACAATAAAGTATTCAACTTCGATTCTATCAACGTCGAGTCCAAATTGTCTTGAGAAGTACTCTTTATAAAGGAGGATTTGAGCGAGTTTATTATCGTCCTTCTTTTCTCTTTCGCCCCATCCACGCGTCGAGGTTTTAATATCATAAATGTAAACTTTATTTAATTCAGTATCATATAAGATAAAGTCAATGAAGCCTTTTAAAAATACATTTTTGCTTATTCCTACTAGTAGAGGTAACTCTATACCTAATAATTTTACTTTACGTATTGTAAATAATTTATTACGTCTTGCTTTAATCCAACTTAATATTGCTATCCCATCATCGAAGAACTCTCTCATTTCAACTGGGTTGCTAAAGTGTTCTTTGGTTTTTTCATATTCAGCTCTATATACTTCTCTAAAGCGTTCAGTGAATATTGCTTCTAAATCCATTTTATCAGCAGCTGCTCCACTTTCATTGTACATTACATCAATATATTGTTGTAGTGTTTCATGAAATGAAGTTCCAAACACAGTGTGAATATTAGCTTGGTATGGTTGTTTGTTTTCAATGTAAGTTAAATACCACTGGTGTGGACATGTTGAATACATTGAGAATTGAGAATAAGATACAGTACGTTGAAAGGCATGATTTATTTCGGGTGGCGTAAAGTTTTTAACTTTCAATTCAACTTCAGTTAATTTACTTTTGGCCATATATTTCTCTTATTTTGCTTCCTAATTCCATGTCATTTGGATATTGTTTAACCATATCCTGAATAGTATTAAGTGTAGTAATTTCTGTTTTAAGATACTGAGCTAGATCTAATGCTTCTTCATATGAATGTTGAAGCATATTTTGATGTTTATTTTTGCCTAATGTAGTGTTATATTTTATAATGCCTCTCTTAGATCTACTTACTAGATCTTCTATAACGGCATTAGTGATACTATCTTCGGTTAATTGTTCCATAACTTATTTTCCATTGATTTGTTGTGTTATTAACTCTAATTCTTCTTTGGGTAGCATGCTAATATATTCTTTAGCTTCCTTCTTACTAATTTCAAAATATACTTGTACGGCTTCTATATCTTCAGATTTATAATCAGATTTTTTAGATGCTTTAATATATTTTAGAAATTTATACTGTTGGGGGATAAGATCCTTATATAGATTATATAAGTACTCTCCCTTCATTTGCCAGGTATTCTTCTGAACATAGTTAACAACTTCACAGTACTCAGGATCCATACTTAAGTAACGATTGATCATCCAATTGTTCCATCCCTCATCACCTAGATATGGACCCTTAGTTGTTGTAATATTTTTAATATGGTCAAATATATTAGGCATTAATAGTTTTTATCTGAATCTGAAAATTGATCTCTAGATTGATTTTGTAATTCTAACATTCTTACTTGGCCATCCAAAAAACGTACTCTAGCCATTGCTTCATATAGCTCTCTAGTTAATTGGTCAATCTGTGTTGATTGTTGTTTTTGAAGGTCATTTGCTTTTGAAAGACGCTCCATTAACTCTCCGTTTTGTTGTTCTAAATCTTGCTTTGTCATTTTAAGTTGTTTTAATTGTTTAAATATGTTAAACATTATTGTTCTGTTTGGTTGTTTCTTAATTGCATTGGAAGGAATTCTTCATTTACATGTCCACATTTGCTACAGGCAAATACTGGAATTGGGATCATAGCATCTTGTGCTGTGCCTGTAATGAAGCGAGATGCTTTACGTAGTAATACTACCTCTTGAAATGAATGATTACCACATTCATCACATACTAGTTCAGTTGTTTTATCTAAACTAATATTCATATTCATTTGTTGTTGACTCATAATACTTGTTTTTTATTTAGTTCTAATATTCTAGCTATTGCCGCTGCAAAGTTAATTTCTTTATCAGGCACTACACCTGCTCTCCAGATATGATCATCTAATACCACTGATATTTCAGCATCATGTCCATGACTAAATTTTTCTAGATTGTCAAACATATAGCGATATGCTATTTGGAAATCATCTACTTGAGCATCAGCTGTAATTTGGCGAATAGTGTACCATGCTTTTTTATCTCGAGATTTTAATACCTCTACTACTTTAGCAAGCCAATCAGTACTAAGAGCAATCCATTGATACTTATTATCTTTAACTCCAGCTTGTAGATTTTTGATTACTGAGCGAATACC